GCCTAAAACACCGGGAAGTAGTCTAGCATACCTGTTCTTCTCAAAGCCATATCTGTACATTTTTTAACTGCCACTTTTGTTCATTTTATCGCAGTCGCTGACAGTGTTTAAGATTATCAAGGGGCTGACAAAATGAAGCGGGGGAGGGGCATTTTCTGTGCAATGCTCGTTGCGGTGTTAGTTCCGGTGATGGCAGTTCCCGCCTATGCCGTCGAAGGGGGAACTACTATTTTAAACCTGGAATCAGTGTTGGAAAGCTTGTTTATTCCCGATGCTGATTTTATGACGGATATGGTGGAGGACATTCAATCGAGATTTGACAAGAAGTTCGCCGGGGTAGCCTCGGCGGTGTCCTATCTCCGGGAGCGGTTTTCCGATCTTCACGGGTATTACGATTCAGAGGGCATTTTTAAGGTAACGTTTCCTCCCGGTAGCTTTTTGTATGGGATTTCCATGAATCTGCTTTCACCGGGAAAGGCGGTACTTGCCTGGGTGCGGTTCTGTATTACAGGTTTTATTGTGCTATTTACGGTGATTGTATGCTACCGCAAAGTAATTAGTTTGGTAAAGGGGTGACGGTATGATCGTAGAGGCGTTTTTGTCGGCTATCAAACTGTTGGTCATCGGCGTGATCTCCATATTGCCAACGGTTCCAAAGTTGGATTTATCCTATCTTGACGGCGTGTTTCAGGTGCTTTCTATGGTAGATTTGGTGGTAAATGTCCGGGTATTCGCCGGGTGTCTTGCGGTGCTGTTTACCTTTATGAACATTGAGTTGATATGGTCGGTGATTATGTGGTGTGTACGCAAAATACCAGGCATCAATTAGGAGGTATGAGGAATGGCAATTGTTTATTATGCGATGCTTTTTGTGAGTGCCCTTGCTCTGACGGCTATTTTTGACAGGTTCTTTCATTTTATTTGACAGGAGGGGAAAAGATGACAGGCAGCTTGGACATGGGTAGCTATGATTATTCGGTATTATTCCGCCAACTCATTGAACCGTTAGTGAACCGTGTGTATTCGGTGGTTTTCTTTGTTCTGACAATCCTGTTGGCTATGCTGGTTTATGCCTTTATGAAGTACAGGTTAAATCCCTTTCGGCTGCGTGTGCATGCTTTGCGGACAACGCCAATGCGCTTCAAGCTGTTCAGCTTCCTGCGGTGGATGTTTATTGATCTGACGGAGGCAGAGGAAAAAGGCCGGGAGTTTAACGAATACGGCTTCACGGTTTACTGTGGCCGCCAAGGTGCCGGGAAAACCATGTCCATGGTGGACTACCTGGAGCGGATGCGAAAAAAGTTTCCCAAAGCGTTGATTGTTACAAACTTCTATTATGCACATGCCACCCACCGTATGCAGGGCTGGCGGGATTTGTTTGAAATCCGCAATGGTGAGGACGGTGTGATATTTGCTATTGATGAAATCCACAGCGAATACAGCAACGCAGCTTGGAAGGACTTTCCGGAGGAGCTTTTGAGTGAGATATCCCAGCAGCGCAAACAGCGGGTGAAGATCGTCGCCACATCCCAGGTATACAGCCGCATAGCGAAGCCTATCCGGGAACAATGCTTTAGCGTGATTCAGTGTGTTACTTTTGGGAACCGCTGGACGTTTACGAAGGAATATGACGCTGTTGATTATGAGCTTTATGCTACCAGCACAGCCAAAAGTACAAAGCTTAGGAACTTTGCCAGGAGAAGTTTTGTCCAGGGGGATTATATCCGGGGTATCTATGACACGTTTGAAAAGATAGAACGCCTGGAAAAGATGGATTTCTTATCACGCAACGAAAAGATGGATTTCTTATCACGCAACGAAAAGCATGCCGGGTAAATCGGATGCGCAAGCGAAGCGCGCACCGATTCCCGGAATGCTTACGGCGAACTGTGAAAGTTTCATTTATACACAGTTAGGCGGGTACAGGGTGTAGGGGCTACATGGGGGGCGCTATAGCTCCTTCCCTGTGTTTAGCAATCCAATTCCTTATATGCCCTTGTAGCACCATTCAGGGGCTTCCAGGGGGCTTCCGTGGGCTGCTGGTGTACGCTCTGCAATACCCCTCCCTTTGTCCAGCAAATGGCCTTGTAGCAGAGGCCAGAAAAGGCAGAGTCCCTATAGCGCCCACTGAAGGGTGCGGCGGCTCCCCTTACTTGATATTAGCCACAGATTGCACTCACTAAGGTGGTGATCTTATTTCAAAAGCCCGGATACACGCGCCTCACATGGATGTGGAGCACAACGCAAAGGTTAGTTTTTATCCAGACGGTAGGCACAAGCTATTAGTTGCCAGCAGGCCCATATTTAAAGAGGAGGGATGGGAAAAACCGGAGTTTAAGGAGAAAATTCCGAAACCGCAAAAGAGGGGAGAGGAGGTTAGAGAGGATAGCATGAGAAGGGCACAGCAAATTATTTATGATATTTCCCGGTTGAATCATTTCGTCTACTTTATCACATGGACGTTGGACAAAGAAAAAATAGACCGTTACAACCCTGCGGAGATATCTAAGAAATTGAAAAAATTTCTTAACAATAAATCCCAGCGCAACGATCTAAAGTATTTGATTATTCCAGAGTATCACAAGGACGGCGCAATACATATGCATGGTTTGATCTCCGGAGATCTGGAAATGGTGGATTCCGGGAAAGAAACAAAGGGCGGTCAACGCATCTACAACATGCCCCAATGGACACTTGGTTACTCAACTGCAATTGAGTTAGACGAAAATGTAGGGGCAATTTCGCGGTATATCACCAAGTACATTAGTAAAGACTTTCGGAAGATATTCGGCAACTTCTATTATGCCGGGGGACATGGGTTAGAACGCAAACCGCCCACACAATTATATCAGATACCGTATACAGAACTCAATGAAAAAGAGTATACAAAATTCGGCACCGGGTACAAGTACATGGAATTGGGGGATTACAGTACATTGGATGAAAATGCCCGGGGGATATTGGAAAGGATTGGCGTATATGTCGCAAGTGAAGAATAACCCGGAAATGGTTGTTTCGCTTTACTGTGAAGGGTTGTCGATTAGTCAGTTGGTAGGCCGTGTTAAATTTGATTGCAAAAGCAAAAAAGAAGCCCGGGAATATGTGGAACAGTGTATTTATTTGTATCATATGTCTTTAAAGAAGAAATGTATTAAGGATTGCATCCATTGTGAGCATTTAAAGGCGAACTATGTAACGCCTGGGCTTCGTGACAGTATCAATGTGTGTATGCTAACTGGTGAGGTGGTTATGGAAGGCACATCATTTATGGAGGGTTGGAACTCTGGCGAGCTGCCGTTTTAATTAAGCAAGGTTCCTCCCCTGAAGAAAAAAACAATTGAGGCAATTTCACTAAATAAAAATTTAGCGTAATTTAGGGGACACATTCAGGCCCTTAAAATCATTCAGCGGAAAGTACGGTATTTGCCACCACAATTGCAACGACTACCGGGAACAGCATGTTGAGGGGCCGGACGGTGACACCTTCGACAAACAACATGATTATTCCATGGAATAGCCCGCAACCATCTTGGTAGACGGTACTCAACATATGCTTTCATTTAATCACCTTTCCCACCATCTTGAAAATGAATACAGCCAAAAAAAGCACATTCATAGCAAGACGGGCAATCACCACAATTATCATACGAACCATCCAAAATTTCCGGACAATTGCTATCTATTATCATAAATCACCCCTCCCCTTTTGTTAAATCATAAACAATCTTTTGCACATAATCCGTAGCGTACCGCATCTCGTATACCGCCCCGACCGGAAAACCTCCCGGGCAATGCTGGAGATCGTGCGCCCCCGGTTAAACTCGTGTATAATTTGTTCCGGTGTGTGGTAGCGGTACCCATGCTGATCCAGCCGGAGCCTGGCCTCCGCCAGCTCCAGGAGCTGCTCCGGTTCAGATCCTGCATAAGTCGAAAAGATTGGCGATTTCTCCATTTGTGTCATCCCTTTCTATGAACCGTTCCGCTGCTTTTTCCTCCGGTTCCATGCGGAATTTATTCTTAAGCTCTTTTTGCCTCTTTCCCCTCCAGTGGTTGTACCGTTCCCGGTCGTTGTCATTCAGCCGGGATACAATGTCCGCCATGTCAGATTTAAAGTCAAAATCATCCAGGCCATAGCCGCCGTAAAGACCATACAAGCTTGATAATGTTGCGAGGTTCGCAAGCGTCCGGCTTTTGCTGCGCTGCAAATCATACCGCTTTTGGTATTCCCGGCACAGGTCATAATGGATTCCGTCCAGCTCGCCACAAGCAGACAGACGGTTCCACCAGTCAGCGGTGGGCCGCCGCTCCCGGCGAAGCTTCGCAAACTCTCCCTTAAACTT